GGAAACCTTGGTGGCTTCCAAAACCAAGGCAATGTGACTGGGGCTCTCGGAAAGAGTTCTGTACAAGGGCCTCAAGGGAAAGCATCTCCCACTTACGGGCCTAACGGAGAAATTGTATACCAGTGGGACGGGAAGATTTATCCTTATGACCCCACAGATCCGGCCAATGCTGACAAGGAAGATCCTTATGGTGGTGGTGGAAACCAGATGAACCCACTACCTGGTCAGGCTGGCTATCCGCCGCAGATGCAGCCCCTACCTGGACAGGGTGGTGGCTATCCTGGACAAAAGCCTGGTGGTTTCCCTGGTCAAGGGCCTGGACAATTCTATCCTCCGGGCCAAGGTCCAATCCAATCTCCACCATCGTATCCGTATCCTGGTAACGTGGGAGGAGGCGCAGGAAACCCTGGAACCGTGTTCCCAGGACCCACGCAGGTTCCTGGCGGTGGACGGTTTGGTGGCTATGCAGCACGTAAGATGCCGCAGATGCCTGGCGGAATGATCCAACAACCCGGTTATGACGCACAGCTTTACTAAGGAGAAATAAAATGAAGAATGTATTTGGCATGGACGGAATCAGAGCAGAAAACACAAAGAAGTTACAGAAGGATGTAAACTTCACCATGGATGGATCGAGCGGTAAGGTTCCTTCTCCACTAACTTCGCCTTATGACATCAGACCGTCGAGTGACGACAACAAGCTTGGTGCCGGAACTAAGGGTACTCCCTTTGCTCCTGGCAAGATCAACGACAACACCAAGACTCGGAATCGTTCTAGCTCGATGAAGTGATGTGTATATAGCAGAACCCCGGAATCCAAGGACTGTAAGACATCCCTTATGGTCCTTGGAAACTTTAAAGGACGAGCTAACCCATTCTAGAAGTACCTTAACAGAAATACTTAAACGCTACGCTCCTTCCCCCAATAATTGGAGAGCCCTCTACGCTGATTACAGGCGATGGAGAGAACAGGACGCGGAATTGCAGGAACTATCAGAAGCGCATAGACTTCGCACTGACTCAAAGAAGCGAACCACAATCAAGGGAGGCAGACCAAAAAAGGATGCAGACCCTGATCACGCTGACTTTCGAGTGGCCTACTGTGAAGCACTCCTGAACACTAAGAGCAGAGTCAAGGCGTGTGAAGCCACACCCTATGACTATAACCAGATCTACCAGATGCTCAACGAGAAGTACTCCTCGTATGACGCTGAGTTTGCAGAGATGGTACACAAGACCGAAGCCCGCTTAGTGGCTTGGGCAGAAGAGACTATCTGGAATGCCCTAGAGGACGAGACTAAGCCTAAAGACAAGGCTTGGATCGCCAAGGAAATCTTAAAGGTAAGAGACCGCGACCGCTGGGGCGACAAGCTTCAGATGGACGTGCACGCTCAGGTACAGCACCGCATGGTACTAGACCGTGGTCGTATGCTAGCTGAGCTTGCAGAGGAGCAGAAGCGCTTCTTTGCTAATGTTCCCACCACTGCTCTTCCAGCAGGTGAGGAGATTGTTGTGGAGGCCGAGAACAATGAGTAACGGCCTGACCATACCAGACACGCTTGATCAGTACAAAGAACTCCGCGAGTGGGTCCATTCTCTTAGAGACAGGTCTCTTTCATATTGGGAAGAGGCCATGCGGTGGTACGCTCTAAATGACACGTTCTTTGCTCTCAACTTCGTCTTTCTTACTAGGAACGAGACTCATTCCACCTATGGCACACCGTTCTATTTTCATGAGTTCTACCTCAAATACTGTAAGCAGCTAGATTGGCTGATAGAGAACTTTGAAAGTAGCTTTGACGGTTCTGCTAGAAGAGGCGGAAAGAGCACTGTTCGTACCCGCCTCACTCCAATTAGGATGGGACTTAAGTATCCCAACATCACGCAGGGCATCTTCTCTCTTGAGCGCAACTTTGCACGCAAGCACATGCGTGGAATTAAGGAAGAGCTCGAGAACAACGACCTACTGAAGACTCTGTTCCCAGACAGGCTGTGGTCTGACCCCTATGAGGCGGCGCGCAGAGGGGAGTGCGTGTGGTCGTTGAACGATGGCTTCCAGTTTAAGGGAAGAACTGTGCCTAGGAACAACCAGACCATTGAGTGCAACACGTTCTTCGGTGGTCCAGTGGGATCAGGTTTCGACTTCATGCACTTTGACGACTGCGAAGACGGCACAGTGGTATCCACACCAGATAACATCACTAAACTACACGATGCATTTGACGACGCTGTGCAGCTAGCCACCCCTGTTGCCATTCCTCGTCCAGTAATTTGGGTAACAAACACCTTCTATCACCCAGAGGGTATCGCTAAGAAGCAGTATGACAAGTACCGCTTAGCAGATGAGCGCAAGATCCGCCTTGAACCAGGCGAAGTGAACATCAGGACAGGCGGTCCAGGCCCCATGGGGGGCCATGCACAGTATCCCTTCACTCTGGAATTCCTCCAGCAGAAGTACGACGAGTGCAAGGACAAGGACGAGTACGCTATCCAGTACTGCTGCGACTTCACTCTTGGACAGTCAAGAGCGTTTAAGCCGTCTTGGGTCAACTGGTACGAAGAAAACCCTGATGCTGTCATGCAGGGTAAATACAGTTATGTCTGTATTGACGCATCTCGTGGAGTGCACGACCCCATGGGCATCTGGGTGTGGTCGGTGGGGGTGGATAAGCGGCTCTTTTGGACTGGAGGGTCTAGGAAGAAGCTAGATCCAGCCTCTCCTGCGTTTGCTGACGAGATCTTTAACATCTGCGCTAAGGTGGCCAACCTCTCAGAGAAGCTAGTGGAGGTTCGGGTGGAACAAATGCACTCCCAGACCTGGGCGGAGCTTATCGGGTCGGAGCTAAGAAAGCGCGGAATGCATGTGCCCGTGATACCTTGTCGCGGGAAGCTGGCCAACGACCGGGGCATTAGGAAGTTTGAGACCACAAAGCTCGAGAGAGAGTGGCAGCGGTGGTCCCCACCTTTACAACGCGGTGAAATCTGGTTCCCAAAGCCTCGCAGAGAACTCGGACCAGGTCTCCCCGTGGTAAACGAGCAAGGCGACCCGTTCGATCTTGTGGAATACTTCATTGACTATGAGTATATGTTGTTTCCCAGAGCACCACATGACGACATGTTGGATGCTGGGTCTTTAATTTGGGATCCAGAGGTGCCGCCGTACATGGCTCCTGCCCCCACTTACCGAAAAATCAGAAAAGGCGCTTCGGCTGCAGGTCGTCGTGTGTCTTGGATGAGCGCTTAAGGAGAGCGTTATGTCATTTAGAAACCTATACAAGAAGAGCTCGCTAGAGTGGAAGGTCATTAATGATCTTAACGCTTGGGTTAGAGAGGGTGTGACTCATTGCGAGCCAGAACACAAGCGCTGCGAAGAAAATGCAGGGTTTGAGCGTGGATACCAGTGGGCAGAGGGTGATATTCAGCGCCAAGCGGAACGCGATAGACCCGCCCTGCCGTTGAACTCTCTACTAAAACTCGTCAACGGTGTGGCTAACAGAGAGATCATGGACAGAATTGTACCCAAGATCTTGTCGCGTAAGGAAGAGGACAACGCTCTAGCAGAGGCGCTTGATATGGCCTGCCAGTGGCAGCGTGAAAAGGCTGAAACCGAGCACGAAGAGTCCACTGCTTTCCGGAGATGTGTGATGTCTGGACTAGGAGTGATGCATAAGCACTGGGATCCTCTGGCTTCGGATGGAGACGGAATGATTGCCGATGAGGAAGTGCCCATCTGGTACATGCTGTGGGACCCACGCGCGAGGAAGCAGAACCTAGTGGACCGCAAGTGGCATATCTCTGGTAAATACGTGGACTTTGTGGAGGCCAAAGAAGAGTTTGGAGAACTCTCGAAGGAAGCGAAGAGAGTATTTCAGCGGCTAGCCACCAACGCAGCTTTTGACATTGACCAGGGCTACGATGCCACAAGAGGTGGTTCTCCTGTGGGAGCTTCTGGAACTTGGGGCCAGATCCTAGGAAACCGCTGGTTATCCACCTCAGCACAAGAGATCTTTCTGATTGAGGCGGAGTGGAAGGAAGTGGTCAACTACTACAAGGTGGCTTACCCCGTGTTATTTGACCAGGTACTTAGCATGGTTTCTGACCAGGAAGGCGTGGTGGACTTAGGACAAGACGAGCAAGGACAGCCAATCCAGTTTACAAACCAGCAGTACATGCAGATGGACCCCCAAGCCCAGCTCGACCTATTAATGCAACTTCTAAGCAACACCGAACTCCGTAAGTTTGAGGATAAATCTGAGTTCTCAGACTTTGCTGAGCAGTATGAGAGCTTAATGGGAGTCAAGTTTGTTGACTTCAAGCGGAGCAAGAGAACGGTATACAAGTATGCCATTGTCACAGATGGCACCATCTTGGATCACGGTGTGCGGCCCATGGGCTTCACTTACGAGTTCCTGACAGGCTATGCATATGAGACCCGCGAGAAGATTGAGCACTTTGGCATGATTGATGTGGCCAAAGGACCGCAGGATTTCAAGAATGCGCTGTTCAGCAACCTCCTGACTATGTACATGACCTCGCCAAAGCAACACTTAATCATCGAGGAAGGGGCACTTAACGATCCTGAGCAGTTTCTTGATGAGTATGCCAAAGTGTCTGGCGTCAGCTTTGTGCCTGACGGCTTTGTGGCAAACCAGAGATTTATTCAACTCCAACAGCCACGCTTCCCTGACATGATTGGGCAACTCATCGAGATGGCCGACTCTGCCGTGGAGGATATCTGGGGGCTTAGCTCCATTGAGGCTAGCCAGCAGGGAGACCTGAGAAGAGTGTCTGGCACGGTTGTTACTGCGGCCAAGCAGGCCACTAACACGCTGCTAGCGCTAATCTTTGATGCCCTTCGTAGGTATCGCAAGCGGTGGGGGCTGCTCACTCTCAAGTACCTCCTTGAGGCTTATGAGCCGGAAGAGCTTGCCCAAATGGTGGGCGAAACTAAGGTCCCTGCGCTAAGCCAAATTTCTTCTTGGCCAGAGGTGTTCACTTTTGACATCAAGGTTGACGAGGCTCCTACCTCAGTGTCGGAGCAAATGGAGACTATTGATTACCTCACGCGCACCGGCACTCTGGATAACTGGCGCGCCTCTGGAGATGTGGATTTCCCTGGTATGTTAGATCTTCTGGTAACCATTCCTAAGTCCACCAGAGATAAACTGAGTGAGGCTTGGCGTCAACGTCAGGACACTCAGCAGCAGATCCAACAATTGCAACAGCAGCTAGAACAGAAGAGTCAGGAGCATGAGCTTCTGAAGAACTTCGTTAGAACGAATCCGGGCGGTAATGCGATTATCGCTCAATACGACCTGCTAAACCAGCTAGCTCAACAGCATGCTCAGGCCATGCAGGAACAACAACAGCAGCAAGAACAGCAGCAGTGATGGAGTGACAGATGAGAAATGAAGATCAGAATGACCTGAATTATCCCGACCCGATCTACACGGATAGTTCAGAGGACTCGCAGGTCGTTGACGACCCGATGGACATGTCTGATAGCGTGGTACCAGGAGTGCAGGGTGTTGGCAATCTAGAGGACCTAGGAGAGCTACCTGAAGAAGAGTGGGAGGAACCAGCTCCACCTCCACCACCTAGGCCGCAGCCACAACCACAAGAGGATCAAGACCGCAAATACGGGAATCCCCATGCTCGTGCCAGAATTGCAGAGCGGGATGCGCGCATTGCACAACAGCGGTTCCAAGCTTTGTGGAACGCAATGCAGCAAGCGGCCCTCCAGCCAGACGAGGAGGAAGTGGAGGAGCAGGCTCCAGATTTTGACTCTGATCCGCTCCAGTATCTCCGTCACAAGCTAGACGAAACGACCACTAAGCTCCAGCAGCAGCAACTTCGGGAGCAGATGGAGAAGCAGCAACAAGTGCTCTCTCAGAGTCTCCAGGCCGGAGCTCAGGACATTAGAACCTTTGCGGCCGAGTCTAACGGGGTGTATCCAGAAGCCATGCAGCATATCTCCAATGTAAGAATTGCTGATCTCCTAAGCCAGAATCCGCAGCTAACATATCAGGAAGCCAACCAGTTGCTGGCTCGGGATGCGGCTCGAAAGATTGTCATGTGGCAGAGTCAGGGACTTAGCCCGGCAGAGCAGTTTATGGACGAGGCAATTCGCCTAGGCTACGACTTTGAATCAGCCCTAGCCAGACACGGGTTTCTCGAGCAGCAGCAGCAGCGCGTGCCACAAACGGCAAAGCAGACCATCCAACGCGAGGTCAAAAGAGAGAACAAGACCCGCACTGTAGGGAACTTAGGCGGCAAGCCCGTCAAGAAGCGCATCACAGCCAATGACGCGCTGAGCATGGAAGAGGACGATTTTGATGATGTGCTGGACGCGCTAGCCAACGAAAAGGGGAGCGGCATCAAGTCTAACTTAAAGATGTCTGACTTCTTCAATGTGATGCGCTAACTGACCAGCCTGTTGACGTTTAGGGACGCCCTGGGGTACTATACGCACGTCCAGGGCGCTGTCCCTGCGTTTCCCGCTTAGGCGGTGAGTCCTTTAGCCCCGGTTCTCGGGAGTGCGGTTCGTGGGCCGCTTTACAAGCACCATAGGCTATCCAAGCTACATTGGATCGTTAGAAGCGTAAGTTCAACAACAACATGAGGATTGACTATGGCATCTTCAACTGGTTGGTTATCAATCACAGATCCTCGAGTTGTAACTGTTTGGGAACGCCTCCTAGACCGTGAAGTCCGCGTTAAGGACCCACTGTTTGACACCAAGTATGGATTCGCCTCGAAGGAAAACGGATCGCTTGTTGTCGTAAAGGAGGAGCTCAAGCAGGGACCTGGAGCTCGCATTCGCAGCAAGCTAAAGTATCAGCTTGAGGGCGAGGGCCGCGCCGGGGATCAGCCGCTAAAGGGCTACGGAGAGTTCTACAAGACTGCTGTGTTTGATATTTTCATCGACACAATCCGTCACTATGTAGAGACAGCTACCCCCATCATGCAGCAATGGGTCACTGAGGACACCATGGATGAGGGTCGCGACGGCCTAGCGGACTGGTTCGCAACTCGATTTGGTTTCGCAGCGCACATTCACGCTTGCGGAATCTCCGTTATCACAAAGCCTGTCTACACACTTAACAACGATATTCAGGCACTCAATTCGAGCTACATCCTTCGTCCGAACCAAAAGACTGCGGGCAACTTGACATCTAACGATGTGTTCAATGTGGACGTGGTTAACGAAGCTATCATGAAGCTGAAGCTTCTTAACCCCAAGATTCGTCCTGCGAAGACTCCTCTAGGCGAGCTGTTCGTTTGCTTCATTTCGCCTGAGCAAGTAAGAGATCTTCGTAAGTCTGACAGCGAGTGGTTCGGCCTGATGAAGGCTTCTCTGCAGGGTGGACGCGTTGACGACAACCCGATCTTCCACAACGCTCTGGGCAAGGCCCACGGTGTTCTGTTCATGGAATCGGAACTTGTCCCACCGGGTCTAAACTCTGGCGGAACCAAGCTTAAGGACAAGACTCGTAGAGCATGGATCGGCGGAGCCAGCGCACTTGCGATGGCATTCGGCCGTGGATATGCTCCTCCGGGATACGACCTTAACAGATTCCGTTGGGATCGTGAGTCTGAGGACTTTGGTCACCAGCAACAAATTGCTGCGACCACAATCGTTGGGCTTGCAAGACCACAGTACAAGAAGCCGGGTGAGTCGAGTGCACGTGAGGCTGGGGTATTCGTAATCGAGACCTACGCCGATCACCTTGACACAGGCTCGGATGTTTACGCGCGTTGGATCAACGCCGGCGCGACACTGGAAGCATAAGGAGATAACACATGGCTACTACATATGAAACTCCAAATTTCCGTGACGTAAGCATCTTCGCTGCCAATTTCCCTGGTGTCATTGACCGTACAGTCGAGATTGACCTCGAGGCTGTGACAGCCGATGCCACCTATGCGTTCATTATCAATGACGTTATTAAGGTCTGCCGTCTCCCGCAAGGAGCTAAGCTTCTTTACGGAAGACTTGAGTGCGACGACCTAGATGATGACGGTACTCCAACAGTAGAGCTGGACCTCTCGGTTACAGATGGTACTACAACGTACATTCTCGTAAACGGAACCGGCACTACTATCGCGGAAGCTGGTGGTGCTCTAGATTCTAGAAGCACCATGGTAACTGACGTGGTAGGATCTGTTCTTGCCAACCCAGACTTCTACCTGCAAGTTAAGTGCCGCGCAGCGGCCACTGGCGATGCTGGGGCAAGCGCGAAGATCAAGGCGACTGTTGGGTACACCATGGCTGTGGAGTCGAACGAGTACAACAGAGACTTCCCTAGCCCAATTCCGACCTAATCGGAGCTGGCTACTGATACTCTTTGGGGGGTGGGGTGATACTGCCTCACCCCCTTTTTACTTGTGAGGCCACATGTCCGATCTAAATACGATGGTCAAGCAGCTAATGACCGAGCTGCACTTCGACAATAACACTACAGGAACTCAGGCAGAAACCGATGCTAAAGTTGCTATCATTGATTCGATCAATTTTACAAAGCGACAGAAAGCATGGTTCAACGAGCGTAGACATACTATCTACTCCTCTGACGGAGTATTCGGATACCCTTTACCAAACGATTTCATGGGTCTGGTTGGTAATGTGTATTATACTGCCTCTGATAACGACCCTCTTACGAGAGTGGTCCTTCGATATAGATCTCCTGAATGGTGTGAGGAACATAAGTCTCGCGGTGAGGAATGGGACACCTCTGTAAACTCAGGTAACCCTGATTTCTATAGCATTGATGCGGGTGCCAATGAGATGTTACTGGTGCCTATCCCGTATCAAGATGGCGACAAGATTGAGTTTAAGTATGTGGTGGATGATGGAGTGCCCACATATAAGGTAGTCAGTACAACGTGGACTTTCTACCTACCTAATTCTTCGGAGACACTACCAGCCACATTTACTAATGTGTGGTTCACATCTGCGTACCGGATGATCTTTGCAAGAGCGGCCTACTATCTTCTCACTGGCGCCTATGGAGGCACTGAGGCTGCAATGGTTAAGGGCACTGAGTACATCAAGCAGTGGGCAGAAGAGCTTAACAAGCTAAGAGCAGAAACTAAAAGCAAGGCAAGCCCCAGAGGCGTGCGGAGACACATTTAATGGCGGAAGGTAGAGTCACTATTCCCTTTGGGAAATGGAAGCCAGATTTTGGTCCCACACCGGGTCAACATCTTTGGCTGGCTTTCCAGGTTTCCCCAAGCATTACAGGATATGAGCAGTTTCGGCAGATCACATTTTCTGATATTGGGAATAGTACAGAGACATTAAGAGGCGTGGGTGTTTATCGCGGGATTAATCCACGTAATTACATTGCCACTGACACAAAGATTTACGACTATGTTCCGACCACTTTAACGGATAGAAGCAGAGGAGTGCCGTACAACACAGCCACTGCAGGTGACGGCTTCTTTTTCGCTGAGTTTGGGCCTTACGTGTTTGCCACGAATGGAATTGACAATATTCAGATCTCAAGCCCTGGACTGGCTGCACCTGTGTATGCTTTTGCTGACATCACTCCAGCCGCCGCTGGTGCCAATCCTGCTGCAAAATACATTATTGCACACAAGGGACATGTCATCATTGCGAATATTGATCTTCGAGCTGGGGCTTACGGAGCGATTGCAGCCGACTATCACCCTGACCTAGTGTGGTGGTCTGCCACAGATAACGGTGTGGCTTTTGGTTCGCCAGCAGATTCTCCGGCCTTGCTCGGCACTGACTACAAGTTCTTGTATGATGGCGATGGTCCAATTACTGGAATGGTTGCAGCGGCAGATGCATTCTTTGTGTTCAAAGAGCGTGCCGTGTACAGAGTGGATGGACCTCCATTCCAATTCAGTAAGATTAGTTTTGGCTTAGGCACGGTGTACCCAAGAAGTATCGTTACCAGAGGGACAAATATCTATTTTATGTCATCTTCTGGGCCTGCAGTGATTGATGCAGTTTCCTCGCAAATGCGGCTGCTATCCACTGACGGTGGACACCGACACATTGTAGATTCGCTCTTACCAAGAAAAGGTTCGTCTTTGGGCCTAATCCCACAAGGCTTTGGCAACACTTCCCCTATTCAAAACACTAACGTTGCACTTGACGATTCACTTAATACACCTTTCACTGTAACAGCATTTGCAGATCAAGCACACGACAGGGTCATCTTCACGGCTTCCAGCTCTCTAACTTTGGTTGAGAACTCTGGCAAACTCTGTTGGATCTATGATGAGAGTTCTGATTCTCTTTCTGTGGCCGGTCTGTATAGTTCCAACGGAATTCCTACAATTGTGGGAACAACGGGGAGCATCATGCTAGTTCCGCTTGCTGCATACAGCAAGTATCGCGCACCGTGGCAGGACATGGGCGTGATTTGTATTAAGGTGGTGGGAGGAGCGGGTGATATCTATCTTGGATTACAGGGAGATGACAACCCCATCAATTCAAATGGACTTGTACAATTCAGATTACCGTTCACACCATTCACGGATCGTCCAGGTGTCAAGACTAGAATTTTAGCATTCAGGCCAATCTATTCACGCGATGCCCAAAGCGTGCTCCAAGCATTCACCCATAAATACGCAATCATCTATTCTGCTGCTCCTGGGTTTGTTTGGGATAAATGTTCGTACGTTTACAATGATTCTCCCATCACGTCTTTTGATGGATGGGTACAAACTCCAAACACCGTTTATTCATACATGCACAGTTTGGGGTTTAATTTTACTATGACTTCAGAAGTGGCTGACACCAAGGCATGGTTAGCAAACATCGTTGGTGTGGAAATTATCTATGACGCCCTAGGGTATAAGGCTGCGTAACATGCATGATTTCACAACCAGCGCCGAGCCCTCCAAGTCGCTTCTTCTGGCTAACAATCTTGCCATTGAGGAAGCGTGTAACAATGCGAACTACAACATTTGGATTCCAGCCACTGACATGGCGGCAGTCACTGTGAGTGGCGCAGCTCCTACATTCTACACGGCTGGCACTAACTACGCTATTGAACCCGCGTACTGGGAGTTTGCTGCCGGAGGCCCCACTCACCGCGTGGCTTGGTATGTTAGAAGACCACCAGCGTGGAAAAACGGGATGGTCTATGTGAAGCTGCATATTGGTAGTGATGTAAACGATGGGAATCCATGGGTAATGGGAGCCTCAGCAAACCTGATTGAAGACAGCGTGGCTCCGGGAACTGGATTTACAGCCGTGGGTCGCCCATCGCCCACTTTAGCGAATTCAATTACCACGGTTACCACTCTTGATGTCACTGTATTTACAAATTTGATACCAAATATGACCACTCGCTACATCGGAGAAGTTTATCGTGTGGATAGAAGAAGTTCAAATGTTGCCGACACACATGCTGGAGATCTTAGATTATACGGCGCTGAAATGATCTACTTTGAGAAGATAAAGCAGACAGGTGAGAAGCATACACCAGAAGTGAGACAGGAGGCATAACATGGGCTGGGCTGATAGCATTGACTGGGGTAAATGGCTCACTGCTGCCGCTGGTGCCCTTATTCAGGGCAAGGCCGCTAAAGAGGCGGCAAAGGCGAACAAGAAAGAGCACGATTACAAGAATGACGAGTTAGCTCGTAGAGCGGCTTTTGAGCAACAAAACATCAGTAGAATACAAAACTCTCCATTTGCAATTCTGTCTAACGCCATGCTGGACAAAGCGCTGCACGTGTACGGCCAACAGAGCAAGGGACAAGGTGGTTTTGATCTTCCTATTGACGCGCTAAGAGCCATGATGGGATTTGACGATGGCGATTATCGTCCTGGCACTTACTCGCAGGGATGGGGGAATGTGGATAGCGTGCGTGGTCCTCAAGGTGAGGGGATGCGCCCTGCCACGATGGGAGTGCAAGCAGACTTTGGCGGTCCAGGCGGGCAGAGATTCCAGCCCACCACTCACGACTCCTTTGGCGGTCCAGGTGAAGGATTCCGTAAGTTTATGGACGGTGATGAACAGGCTTATCGCTCCTTTGCTAACGCCACTGGCCCTGCTGGTTATGGTGCTGGCACGGGACGACTGCGACAGATGTGGGACAATAGCCAGACTGCTCGCGCTGATGCTATCATGGATGACGAGATAAGATTCCAGAGTGGCCTCTTTGTTGGTGGTAACGGTCAGCCCATTTTTGGACCCAGAGAGTTCCGACCAGGTGCTGGTGGCGATGCTGGCGGTCCTGGTGGGCCTCCTGAGGGGCACTCGCCAGGCAGACTGGCCCAGGCCAGAGATCTTCTTGTTCAAAAGGGTTTTGCAAACATCCCTGAATGGGCACAGAATGAAGTGTTGTGGGAAGCGGCCCTGGACGATAGACAAACTTGGTGGGGAAGGGGTCTCGGTAACGCAGCTCAAGGTGGCTTGGACGTGCTAAGGCAACTCTTTACTGGTGGACAGAATCCTGTTACCTCAGCAGTAAATTATGGATATGGCCAAGTGGACAAGAACCCATACAACGTCCTCTTGCACTACAAAGGTGGCCCAGACGATCTATGGGGCAACGCTCAAAACGCATTTGGACCGGGCGTAGAGGCCAGAAATAATTCGTATAACTTCTTCGCTAACTACATGAATGGAATTCTGGGCGGCGGTGGATTCCCCACGCTTTACTAAGGAGTTAGACCATGGGCAAGAAAAAGAAAGCAGCAGCAGACTCGGGCGACTCCTACAATAAGAAGGCCGCTCGTAAGGATACAGACACCGTTGCTGGTGGAATGTTGGATTGGAACCAAGACTTCCATAACTGGGCAGGCGGTGCAATAGACTACGCTCAAGGCAATCCATACCAGGGTTATGCTGATGCCTACATCGGGAACATGCTCGGCGGTGGCATGGGAGCAAACCCATGGATGAGCAACCTCTACAACAATGTCGGCCATGTTAACATGGACCCAGCCATGGGCATGTTAGAGGACTTCCTTGGCTATGGCAGTGGCGCTGGAGGCAAGTCGCCTGGTGGATCAAACCCAAGACCAGGTCGCCCCACATCTAGTGGTGGAGGGAAGGGCGGCGGTGGAGGTGGATGGGTACCGGCAGGTCAGGGAGGCTTTGGAGGGGGAGGCGGTGGTGGATACCATGGCGGAGGTGGAGGGGGTAGCATTCCCGATACCTACGACGAGGGCACTAAGTTCGGCCAGCAAGCCAAGTACTTCTTTGATGAGGCCCGTTTAGATCCAGCGAACGATCCCACTCTGGCACCAATGATTGATGCCATTCAGCGTGAAGCTGAGGAGTCCTACTATAAGTCTCTGCAGAACCTACATGCCAACATGGAGGGCGCAGGGCAGTTCGGTGGTGGCCTGTACCGTGCTATGATGGGCTCGGCCAACGAGGAGTACAACGAGGCTATCCAGGGCACGATTGCCACGCAGTACGCGCAAGCAAGACAAGCCGCACTAGAGCACAAGCAGAACGCACTGAACATGCTTAACCAGCGCGACATTGCTGGTGGACAGATCGCTGCTCAGGAAGCCGCTGCTAGTGCAGCCGCAGCCGGCCAGGCCGACGCGATTGCGGCTCAAATGCAGATGCACAATCAAGAGATGCAGCTCCAGGGCATTGGGATGATGCTACAAGCTGGTCAGTTTGGCCTTGGTCTGCAAGGAGACATGGCTGGATTGATGCAGCAAGGCCAGTTAGGTGCTCTCCAGGCAGGAATGGGTTATGGTCAGCTCGGCATGTCGGGGTACGACGCTGCTGCTAACTTTGGTCAGCTCGGTCTAGGAGCCCTTCAAGGCGCTGGTAACATGTACAACCAGTACTGGAACACTGCTGCTCAAGACGATGCTGCTAGAAGAGCGGCCGCATTACAGCAGCAACAAATGGACTTCACGAAGCAGCGCTACCAGGATCAACTGCCCTGGCAACAGATGGGCAGCATGATTGATGTGATGCGCGGACTTGGTGATCTAAGTGGTAACTATCTAACGCCAAGCTACACGCCAGGTATGGCACCGTTCACGGGAATGGATCCGACTTCCGCTATGTTGTTAGGAGGGTTCGGAGGATTCATGGGTGGAGCCAATATGGGCGGGAAGATGTTCTAATAGGAGAGCACCATGCCAGCATCAATAATTGGATTGCTATCTCTTCTACAGGGTCTTAACAGCGAAGACTCTAGTTCTCTCTTATTTGACGACTTCGGTCGCTATGGCATCACTCCTACTATGACAAGTGATGCTAGATGGAGTGGTTTAGGGGATCTGGGAATGGCCATGTCTTTGGGGGCCATGTCTGGGGATTGGGGTCAGTTTGGTAGTGCCTTTGCGAAGGGACTCAACCAGGCTCCCAAGACTTACATGTCTGAGCTAGACGCTTACTCTAAGCGCAATATTGAGAATGCCAAGTTTGAACAAGAGACTCGTAGGAATGATATCGAGTCTAAGATGAAAGAGTTCCAGTTCAAGCTCGCAGACGAGAAGTACACTAAAGATAAGAATGCAGACGCCGCCATGGCAGAGCACTACGACGCAATCATGGGTGAGATCGAAGGAGCTGTTAAAGATCTCCCTGACGCAGAGAAAAATGATGCTATCGGAGCCCTGGCAAGCCTAAAGCACGCCATCTCGATTGGTGATGAGGAAAAAGTGGCCAAGCTGTATGGTGACTTAATGAACCTCATGCCAGAAAATAAAGCTCAAAAGCTTATTGATCTGCAGAGTATTCAAGAGGCCACATCTAAGGGCAAGACTCTTGGAGAGGCAGAAGGAGCCATGGAGGGCTACAACTCGATTCCTGCCGAACAAAGATCAGGATACAAGTGGTACAACGGTGTGCCGGTGCCGATGCTTCCTAGTGAGCTTGCAAAAGAACAGCGCGAGATCGCTGAGTCCGAAGCCCGCATTAAGCAGATTGAAGCCTACACTAACCGTGCAGAGAAGGAAGACGCAGACGTACGACGTGCCTTCACTTCACAGCAGATTCTAGCTTATAAAAACGGCATTGATGCGGCCAGGGCTGAGTGGTCCGCAGCAGATGCCACTGTAAAAATGTACGAGACTAAATTTGCAGGCAGCCCAGGAATGCTCTCAGTTCAAAATGGCTACGAACCAGCACTAAAAACTCGCGCAGAAGCTGCAGCGAAACTAGCAGGTTATGGATTTGCGAACCCATTAAACATTACAGACGATCTTGTTATGAAAAAAGTACAGGATCAGATCTCCGTGATCGAGAACCTGTTTGGTGCAAGAGGAGTTCCTGGTAGAGGAGTTCCCGGTGGAGTGGGCTTTGGTCCAACGAATGCACCTAGTGGAGGACTTTCGCCCGCCGCTGTTCAGGACGTGATTGAAAGGGCTAGACGGTATAAACCAGACATTGCCACAAAATCGCCCACGCAGCAAGTCAATTTGATTTTGCAACAGTTCCTATCATCTCCACAAGGAGAACCGTACAGAGGAGATGCTCAGAAGCAAGCTGTTCTGAGAGCATCCCTCATGGCACAGCTAGGCGTAACACCACAGTAACAAGGAAGGCTAAATGCCAAACGACTTCTTAGATCCATTCAAATGGTCTACTGCTGAGTTAGAGTTTAAAGATCCGTTTACCTGGACCGACCCAGACCCTTGGGAAGATCGAGGCATCTTTGAGCGCAACACAGACACGGGGGAGATCCGCCTAAAGGCTATTCCTGGTGCGCTCGGCGGTCTTAGCGAAGACTACTACAAGCAGCACGAAGAAATTACCAAAGACAAGGACAGTATCCTTTCTGATCTAGACCTTACTAACTGGGGTAAAGAGGATTCTTCTAACCCAGCCTACAACCTTGCGCTTGGCGCTGGTGTGGGCTTGTCTAGAATGGGCACCGATATCTATCATGGCGGCTCTTCTGTCTACTGGGATATGATTGGTGCTGGATGGGACGCGATTGGCGCTGAGGATTTGGCTGATCAAGCAGAGTCCTACGCTCGTTACCATAAAGAAGTCAAACAAGAGTACCAGGATGCTTATCAAGAGCTTCGTCCCACCGTTAATCCCAAAGATGATGGTATATTAGACCAATTCATCACTGGAGAAAACGACCCATGGAAGAAGTTTAACGACTTTGCATTCTTCTTTGGAGAGAACGCTGCTCCGATGTTTGCTGCATCTGGGCTTGGATCTGTGGCTTCACTTGCCACAAGAGGGGCGTTCACTGCTGCCGAAGCTGGTGGCTTTATCACTCAGGCCCTGTACGGAGCGGACACATTTCAAGACTCTTATCTAGAAACCAGAGAACAGGGTCTAAGCGTGATCCCTGCTGCTGCGGCTGCTGGATCAGCGGCTATCATCAGCGGGAAGCTTGAGCGATATGGCTTTGAGAACATCATGCGCCCTGGTCAAGGTATCATCAGAAGCACCATCGAGGGTGCTCTTAAAGAAGGAATAACTGAAGGCACCCAGCAATTAGCCACGGGTACAATTAATGAGGTCATGCCGGTGGCAATGAATGAGGGCATCAAGGGCCTAGTGGATCCTAATCAGATCCAATGGGGAGATTTCTTCAAAGAGGTCAGAGAGAACACCCTGGGTGGAGCCTTCATTGGTGGTCCTATCAAGGGCGGAATTACCGGGATCAACCGACTGCTGGCCGCTGAACAAAAGAAGCCCCTGGCAGATGTGCGCTTTGACGAGCTAAGCGAGAAGCAAAAGGAGTCTCTCAACAAGGATCTAGCGGTGTTGAAGACCACCATGTACGGGCGCGGTCTTGGTCAATTAGGATACTCCGATATACACAGACCTTACGTGGAAGCATTCCTTACAAAGTGGGGCCACGTTACAGACTTCAAGAATGGGCTAGAAGAAGCCATTCGGCAAGAAGCTGATGCGTTCATGCGGTCGAAGTCGTCCACCCTGAAGTCCCTGTCAGAAACACAGGTACAGGCTGAGACTCTTGGCAACATGGAGTTCACGGAAAACCCAGCCCCCACAGAGAAGCCTCCTATCGACGTGGACCACGAAGAAGATATCCCTGATTTCTGGGAAATCCTGCAAAGAGACGTGCCACAGCAACAGGCTCCAAATGACTGGAGAACTGTACAGAAAGATTTCCAGTCACGCTTAAACGCTGCAGAGACCATCATGGACACCTTTGGTGTGCTAGATGCAGAGACTGTGAGATCTATCGACCTTGGATTCCTCGCCTTTATTGGCGATGGCCGCTCTGGTCTACTCACGCCCGCTCAGAGAGAGAGAGCGATTAACCTCTACGAGCGCATGGCTCGGGTGGCCACGGACAAGAAAGACATTAGCACCGTGTTTAGCACTCTTGAGCTCTTGCAATCTGATGCGGACCTACTGCCACAAGCCACAGCGGACCAGCTAGCTCCGTTATTCCAGCAACTAGATCAAGTTCGTAGCATTGACACCGATATCACGGTGAAGTCGCAGGCTGTTAACGCGGCCATTGCTTCTATTAAAGATCAATTTGGTGGGAACATCACCAGCCAGGCAGAGGATCTACTTGCTGATCTGCAGGCGGATCTGATTTCTCAAGCAGATGAGATTAGAGCTAGCTCGTCAGAGGCCGATCCTATCGTCCGGAAGCTGAACGCTCTAGCTGCCAATGTAGGCTCGCTCCTGCCAAGTCGCAAGCAAGCCACACCGAGTACCACACAGGAAGAAGAGTTCCAAGCCATGGACTCCTATGCCACAGACATTCACACAGTGGCAAAGAGCGTGGGTGATGATGTAGAC